TTGGATGCACTAACATAGGAACAGTTATACCCTGCGACATTGTCCCTCTTAAGAGCCTCGCCTGCGGTCATAAGCGCCCGCATAGACGGCATGATCTCTAGATTCGTTACGGCAGTTTCTAGTTCTTTTCTAAGTTTATCAGGAACATCATATCCACACTCTTCCTTAAGATGTTCCTTAAAGAAATCAAAATACCTAGAAACTGTTTCTTCCCACGATTCTCGCCTTCCTTCTTCGTCCAGCCATCTGGAATATCGTGAAAGATGAATAAATGATTGATATAAACTTGGAAGTCCTGACATAATAAATACCACTCCGTTTTCTTTTTATGAACTATATGTATAAACTATTTTGTAAGATATGACCATGACACTGGGAAAAGCGGAGAGATTAGTTTACCAATTGCTTTGGCATATTCTCGCACTTCGTACTGTGCATGGGTGTCGATTCGTTGCTTGTAGAATCGAGCGTAAGCAGCAAGCGAACCAGTCCAGTACCACTCGGTGTACATTCCTTGTGGTAGTGCGAACCGTGCTTGCTCTGGAGCAACGCCATTACGAAGAAGTTCATTGTATGTGTACATCGCAAGACGCATTACATTGTCGAAGTTCTTCTCTGCTTCGGGGTGAATCGTGATGAAGTCACTACTCCCCTGCTTTGCACCACCTGTAGGTTCTCCTCTCCATGATGGATAGTAGAACTCTGGTTCAAACGAAACATAACGGCGAGAGATTTCATTCTCAACGAAGCCCTGTTTGTGCTTGAACATTTGTGTGCGAATCGAGACGGGTGCCTTGACACGCAGCGTAATCTGGGGATGTGCAAACGGCGTCCAGTGTTGGTGAGTCGCCAAATACTTCAGCAACTTTGCATCACGATCCCCCAGTTTCTGTACATCTTCCTTGTGATAAGCAGAACCAGACTCCTTGAGTCTTGCAACTGCTTCCTCGTCGATCTCCCACTCGGTGTCCTTTGAGAACGAAACCCGTGCGGCGTTACACACCGTGAGATCCGAACCCATGTGATCCACCAAATCAACATAACCTTTATCTAATACTTTCTCTTGCATATTATACTTTTCTCCAGCGATTGAGTCTCATTGTTGCTTCTAAACCAGAAACCGCATTGTCATCCATAATCTTTTTGATTTCTTTTGGTGTCATTCGATACACCATGTCGTTGATATCCTTGTCCTTGATACCATTCGGCCAAATACACACTGTCTTTCCCTGCTTGATCAGGTTCTCATTGAACTTCACAATCTGAGGATTGCGTGGTTCGTTGTCAAGAACATAAACCATATCTGTGTTTGCAAAACGAGCAGGTTCGTTCTGAACTGATGCTGCACCCACCATCGCAACGGTGTTGTCGATGAAGAGACTGTCCAATGGACCCTCGACGACATACACACGCTTCTTTGGGTTCGCACGCCACATACCATACCAGAGTCGTTCGATAGACTTGTCCGACTTCACGGTGATGTATCGTAGTGTAGTGCGGGCGTTGTACTCATCCTTCATCGACAACGATCGACCCTGAACTGCGACTACATTATCCTTCTTGTCGAAGAAAGGAATAACGAGTCGTGGTTCTGGTCCAGTTGTCTTTGATGGATTGAACTCTGGGTCTACCAACTTCATGTAAGCATAGAAGTTTTCTGTGAAGTACAACATATTGTAGAACTTCTTCGGGATCTTTCTCATGTCCACGAACTGTCGGCAGATGTGATCTTCAGGAAGATCCTTCACGCACTTCAGTGGTTTGAGTAGATTATGCTTTGGTTTGAACTTTGGTTTGCTGAACATCGAATTCATTTCACTTTCAGATATTTTATTTCTTTTTGTTCCGTTTTTTTCTTTCCATAATTCTACAGAATATTCTTTCTTTAAATTACAATCAACCTTATCTAAAAATCCAAAAATATCAGAAGAATAACCACAGTTATGACACTTAACAAAATATTTATTTTTGCTTTCATAAAAATAAAATCTTGCTTTACTTTTATTCTTCTGTGAATCTCCACATATAGGACAACGACAATTTGCAAGATTACCTTTGGCCCACTTGAATTTATCTAATCGATCAGAAATTATATTAATATATTTTTTATCTATAAATGCAGTCATTATTATTTCCAAGAAGACAAATCTTGCTTCTTAAATTTATCATTGAATGTAATATCATACCCAGACGCTGCTTTTTCTTCGGTGCTCTGGTTAGAATTAACAATACCATTCTGTTCTTCGACATCGACATCATATAGTTTCATTTTTCCTCGATTTATACCAAGAACAAACTTACGGTTTTTTGCTGGATCATTATAACGATTTTTTAATTGTTTAACCATAATTTGATCTCGCTCCTCTAACTCCTCAGTGGAAATAAGAGCAAACATCAAATCTGCAGTCTGAGGAAGACCAAAAGATTCACTAGTATCTTCCAAACCCATATCTGAATTATTAAATCCAGAACGGTTAACCTGTGTCGCAGAGAAAATAGGAACATTTTGTTCGATTGCAAGACCCCTGAGTTCTTCAGCAATTGCCTTGACAAAAGTATATGAGTTTACTGCACCATTATTTTTTAGTCGTGATGAATTACAGATATTAAGGTAATCAATAAAAATAATATCAGGCTTAAACTTTTTCTTGAGCCACAATTCATCCAGTAGATTTCTGAAGTGTGTTGCCCCTGCAGATGCAGTTGGATATTCTTTAATAATCAACTTACCTTTAACATGATTTGAGATTTTTTCTAATTTACTCTTATAAATTTCTTTTGGAAGAGCACCAATTTCATCAATCTTCATATCAAAAAGATTTGCATCAATCCGTTCTGCAATTCTTTCTTCTGCCATTTCGCATGTTATATACAAAACATTTTGGTTTTGGGATAAACATGCAGCAGCATGATGACACAGGAAAAGGGACTTACCAACTCCCGTACCAGCCATAACAATGTTCAGAGTTTTCTGGGGTGTGCCACCACCAGTAATTCTGTTCATATAATCTAGATCAAAACCAATTTTTGTTTCTACTTGGTTGTAGAATTCGAATCTTTGTTCTGAGTCTTCGATGTAGTCGTGTCCGATGTGGGCGTCGAAAGAGACTGCGAGGGCGTCCGAAAGGATACTTGGGATTGCATTCTCTGTTTTTGACTTCGATTTACCGTCAATGATGTGGATCGATTCCATGATCGCATTGTATATAGACCTTTCTTTGCAGTAATTTTCAGTTTCGTTTACCAACCACTCTTGGTCTGTTTTTTCATCTATCTCAAGTGAGTCAACTAGATTTTTACATGATATGAATGCACCATCGTTTAATTCACCTACTTTATCTAGACATATCATAATTGCATCTTTTGTTGGAGTGGTATTATATTCCTTAATAAAACCAGAAACAATCTTGAATATAATCTTGTCTGAATTATCTTCGAAGTATTCCTCAGATAAAAACGGGGCAACTCTTCGTGAAAAAGAGTCGTTATAAGCCAAGTTTGATAAAATCAATCTTGATAAATCACTCATCAGTATCTTCTACTTTCAGTTCGCCGTACTTAAATTCTTTGGAAGCAGCATCATTTAACTGCTTCATCATTTCTTCGGTAAAATATTTCTTTGGTTCTTTATAGACATGCTTCTCAAACACTTTACTTCCATCTGGAAATTCGTATCTAGTAGAAACCTTCTTTACTATACCATACTTTTCAGCAAGAGTCAATAGTCCATAGTATTCATCAAGACCCTTGTCATAATGAAGCATTACATCAACCATAGAATTTTCTTTTGTCAATCTAGACTTATATAATTTACAGTGAACAATATTACCAATTACATCAGTTCCATCTTTAACTTTCTTTTTGGAAAGATAGACGATCGTTGATGCTGCATACTTTAGACCGGCACCACCGCTCATTTCTTTAGTTGGGAACATAGAACCAACTGAAGCATAAGTATGATTAGTCATGATCATGGGAATACCTGCAGCACCTAGTTTAAGAGTCAAAACTCTAAATGTTGCTTTGATAACTTGAGCACGGGTCATGTCTCGTGTATCTTTACCATCTGCAGTATCTGTCATTTCCTTAGTAGTAGAAAGCATACCAAGTGAATCTAATACAATCATCATGGGCTTCTTGTCTTTACTATCGTTATACTTATCGACAATATTAATTGCTTGATGTCTAAATTCTTCTACTGTAGAAACAGGCATTACCGCAACACGTTTGGGATCAATTCCCCTACCCTTAATCATATCCGATGTTACTGCTTGCTCAGAATCAAAATAAAGCACAACCCCATCAGGACGATCACGCAAAAATTTAGAAACGATTCCAAGGGTAAAATATGTCTTTCCTGTGGTGCTTTCGCCAGCAATAGCAGTGATTTTATTATCTGGTATCCCTCCATAAATAGACCCACTAAGAATAGCATTAAAAATATAACAACCAGTATCGACGAATCCGTCGATGTCAGCGCCTGCCAATCCCTGATCAACGATACTTGCATACTTATTTCCTGACTCTTTAATTAGGTCGTTCAAAAATTCCATTTATTCTCCTATCCAAATAGTTCTTCTAGTGTACTAACTTTTTCTGTTGACCAACCGATAACATCTAGAATGTTTTTCAGTGGATCAATAAAACTTTTTGTGAATTGTTTATCGTAATCTATATACCCATCCAAGGAAAGTTCTTTTGGTAAAACTGTCTTAAAAGAAACAACCTGATCCCCACGAGAACCACCAATTGGATTTGGTTGCTTTAGATAAACAAACTTTACTTTATCACCCTCGAAGATTGTTTCATACTTCCGTGTGAGTTTAAGTTTCTTCATGAAGTGATTATATATCAAAGCACCCTTCACTGCAATAGGCGTTCCCTTAGAATAAATATCAGTGCTGCTAGAATATTTTTCTAGATTTGAAACACCGCGAGGAAATGCTACTGATTCCACTTCCGTTTTATAAAAAGTTTCTTTAAATTCGACGATGAGGTTTTGTACCGTCTCTTCATCTGTCGTGAGAATGAGTCCGATACATTCTTTGAGTTTTTCTCTGACGATAGCTGGTGTCGAAGAACGGGTAGTTTCAATTCCCATAATTTTGAGTTTTGGTTTTTCATACCGCACACCCTCGCTGTCCCACACATTCAACATATATCTTTTCTTTGCTGTCCATATACCTTTTTCCGCGATAACTTCACGGCCCATTTGCATTTTGTTTTGATACGCATTCATA